GAATTTGATAATTTTGACGATGCTGGGGTCGAACGAAATGTTATAGGCGATTGTTTCGGGCTCACCGATATACCCGCAATCACACTGGAAGGGATACGCGATCTCGCGGCCGCAGTGGGCGCAGTAGTCGAGGCCGTTCTCAAAGGGCCCGTCTGCCTCCAACTTGACGATATGGCCGCAGGCCTCGCACTGATAGACGTTGTGCTCCGCGTCGATACGCTTGTAATTACACTTTTCCATTTCTGTGTTCCTCCTTCGTTTTTTTGACCTGGCCGCAGCGTTCCGGGCCGTTCTGGCACGGGTTGCGGCACTCTTTTCGTTCCTGGCACTCCGCGCAGCAATAGCTTCCGCGCCGGCGGTCGCAGTTGAAAATACTACACATTGTCACGGCGCTACCTCCAGCACCTCGCACCAGCAGTTATAGGCGTCCATAACCTTCCGTGTGTAGTCCGTGGAATAGATGCCCTGGCTCCATAGCTTTTGGGCACCGCTGGGCCCGCAGTTATAGGCCATCAATGCGAGCCCGATGTCTCCGTAGGTCTCGATATAGCCGCCAATCATGTAGATGCCTGCGCCGATGTTCCCGTCGTAGGTTGTAACGTCGAATCCCTCTTTGAGGAGCCAGTCGTGATTGCACTTATTGATTTGCATGAGGCCGTAGTCGCTGGTGCTGCTCACCGCGTCCGCGTCAAAGTGGGTCTCTATCTCCGCCATAGCAATACCGAGGGCGTAGGGGACACCGTATTGCTCGCAGTAGTCTTGCATGATTTCCTGGAGGTCATAGGCGAGCAGCCGACCTTCGCTTACAATGTCGTCACGGTATTTGGGGCTCTCTGTCTCGGTTTCCTCGGGCGTTTCGGGTTCCTCCGGTACGAGTTCCCGCAGAGGGATGTATGTAGCCGTGGGGGTGTCGGACGTGGCCGGCGTCGGGGTGGTGCGCACGAAGGTCGTTTCCGGGGGCTCACCTTCGCCGTTGAAGGCTCCGGAAGCGAGGACGATAATTGTTGTTGCTGAGAGAATGAAAATGGTGGCGATAAGCATAAATATTCGTTTCAAAAGGTCTCCTTTCTCACCATCCGGCTCGCTTTGCCTCGTAGTCATAGGCTTCGTCCAGATTGGTAATTCCGCGTTCATGCAGCTTCCTCATAACGCCGTCGATGTAATTCCAGTTGATTTTGCCGGCGCGGCTGGCTTGTTCAAAAGCGTAGGCGAGAAGCTGTTTCCGTTCTATCGGGAATGTGATGGTCGCATCGGCGTCGGTTCCGGTGCTCTGCCGTAGGTACTCAAATATCCGTTGTTCGTCTCTGGGCGTCGGCCGCATATCTGGCGCATAAGCGCCGAAAAGCTCGCCGGTGATCTTCTTGAGTTCGGCGCCTACGGCGTCCGTCCAGCCAAAGTAGCGGGTAAGGTCTTGCACGTCTTCTGAGTATTCTCCGATACCCTCTGCAAGTGGGATGCTGTATATGTTTCGCTGCCCGGCCTCCTGGGCCTCAATCGTGGTGACGGGAATGAGCTTGTAGCGGTTCGGCTTGCACTTCACGCCGCGTTCAAAACAAAGGTAACCGCCCTCTATGAGTTGATCGCGGGCCGTTCTTGCTGTCCCTACTGAGCCATTCAGTAGGGAAGCAAGACGCTCATTGTCGATGGAGAACCATTCCGGCCAGTACAAACGGTTTGCGAATTGCATCAGCTTATACCATAGGAGCTGCGCCGTCGTAGGAAGGGGGTGCCCCCGCATCCTTCGCTCGAAGGCGTTGATCTCCAAGAGATAATTCAATCGGCGGCACCTCCTTCCTTACGCTGGTGCCGGTGCTTCGGCTTATTCCATGCTCACCGTAGAACCGTTCTCTCCGGCGGAAACAGTGATATTCTGGGAAAATCTCGCCTTCATGGTCGGGTCGTGGCTGATTGCCAGAATACGCATCCCGGGGTTTCTGGCGGCCATGTTGGTGAGCGCGTCGGCGTAGGCCTCTGTACCATCCGCATCAAGGAAGGGCGGCTCGTCGATAAACAGCATTCCAAGCTGGACGCCGGCGCGGCGGGCTTTTACGTCTGCGAGGCCCAGCGTAACCGCAAGGGCGATTTTCACCTTCTCGCCGCCACTGTGGGAGAGATACGGGCGGTTCGTTCCGGCGATACTGGAAATCCAGACCTCTAAGCTGTTCACGATTTGTTTCGTGCTTCGCTGCTCCTTCTCCGTGCGGATGTCTACGGCCATACGGCCGCCGGTCATGGCTGCGAGGATGTCGTTGCTGCGGTGCATAATTTCGGGGACGACACCACGAATAATCATGTACTGGATGCCGTCGAGCCCAAAGGCAGCGGCCAGTGTGGTGTAGTCGTCCAGCACCTTCGCCGTCGCTGCGACGTCCTTCCGCAGCTCTGCCGTCTGTGTTTCGGCTTCCGCGATGCTTTCCAACTTCGCCTTGATAGCGCCGCGCTGGGTCGCCAGGTCATTGATGGTCGCCCGGTGGGTGTCTCTGATCGCCTTGAGGCCGGGGAGCTGATTGTCCTTGGCGGGGAGCCGCGTCAAAAGGTCGGCCGCGCTGCTCGCGGCTTCGGTCTGCTTCGCCGTAAGGTCGGCGATGTCGCGCTCGAGTTCTGCCAAGTGGGCCTCAAGCGCCGTAGCGGTCGCCTCTGCTGCAAGGCAGTCCGGCAACTGCGCTGCGACGGTTTCTGTGCTGAGAACGAGCATACGCAGATTATTGGCTCGCTGGGCGTCTCCCTGGAGGCCGTTGATCTCGGAAAGATAGGCGGCGGCTTCCTTGGTGGCAGCGGCTTCACGTTCCTGGGCCTCCGCGATTTCTCTGATGGTCTCCGTGAGGCGGGCATCGTATGCCGCCAGCTTCGGGAGATTGTCGGCCAGCTCGCGGAGGCGCTTCTCCTCAGCGTCGAGCTCCACAAGTTCTTCGCCGGGGTTGCCAGAGGCTTGATATGCCTCGCGGGCGGCGTCCGCCTTTTTCAACAGCGCGTCGTACTCTGTTCGATGCTGCTGCTTCAGCGTCTGGATTTCCTCCGTGAGAGGGGCAATTTTGCGCTGTGCCTCAACCGCATCAGCAAGGAAGCGGCAGGAGGCCTCGCCGACATTGGGGCATCCGCTGTCCGTGAGCTTTTGCGCGAGCCGCATGGCTTCATCAAGCGCACTTTGCTTCCCGACGATGATGCTCTTTGCATCGCTCGCGTAGGCCCGGGCGTCATAGGTCGCTTCGTGGAAGGCTCGCGCAAGATCGCTTTGCTTCTGGAGCCGGGCTTTCGCGTCTGCCTGCTTCGGGGCCAGTTCTGCGATGGCTGCCACCGCAGCCTCGATTTCGGGCCTCTGCGCCACGATTTTCTCAAGGGTGTCTCTTGTAGCCGTAAGCTCGCGGAGGCATCCTGCGGCATCCTGGGCGGCTTTCTGGCTGTTCTCGCGGGCTTGCTGGAGAGAACGCAGCTTTTCTTCCTTCGGTGCCAGCGTTTCAAGCTCTGCACGGTAGGCTTTCAGCTCGTCGGCGGCCTGCTGGGCGGCTGCCTTCTGTGACGCCTTCTTCTGCGCCAAGAGCAAGTCATTCGCCAAGCCGGCTTTATAGACGGTCTTCTCGTTTGCTTGGCGATCATAGTCTTTAGCCTGGGCCTCTTTTTCGGCTGCCTGCTTTTCAAGCTCTACCCGCATGGCGTCCGCCTGCTCTGCAGTAGAGATCGCCTTTTCCGTAGCGGAAAGAGCGTCGGAGAGTTCGGCGGTCTTCTGCATGAGGGCTTCGTCTTCTTCCATGAGACTGTCTTTCTGCCCGATTTGCTCGCCGAGGACATTGATGCGCTCGCGGGTCGCGGCGATCTTGCGGCGCTGCTCCGTAGCGTTAGCCTTTGCAAGCTCCTCCATGCGGCCGTAAATATCCAGCCCGAGAAGGGCGCTCAAGACCTCCATGCGGCGGTCGCTGTCTGCCTCCAGAAACAGGCCGTATGCGTCCTGGCGGATAAGGGCGATGGAGCAGAATGTGTTGCAGTCCATTCCGAGCAGGCCGATGATCTTCTTCTGTGTAAGCGGCATGGTCGTATCGCTCGCGTCGTCCCAGGCATCCGTATCCGGGTCGAACCGCTGGAGCGAAAGAGTTCCGCGTCCGCTTTTCGTGCGTGTTCTGATAACGCGGTATTTCTTGTCGCCGAGGGCGAAGGTGAAGGTAATGGCGCCGCTCTTTGTGCCATCGCGCACCCAGCCGCCGACGTCTTCTTTTCGGGTCTGCTCATAAAGGCAGTCGGCAATCGCATCCATAAAGAGGCTGCTCTTTCCAACACCGTTCTGGCCGTTGACCATTGCCATGTGTACGGGGTCGAAGTCAAAGGCGGCTTCCGTGTAGCTGCGGTAGTTCTTTACTTCGATGGTAAGCGGTGTGAATGAGCCGGTATGCTTTCCGGCGTCGCGGCCATCGTCGGCCTGCTTGATGATGGGCGCGGCCAGTTCCATAAGCCGGGCTTTATCGGTTTCGGGGATTTCTGCTTTGTCCAGCCAACGGGAAAGGCACTCGACCGGGCCGTCTGTTTCGTTGATTGGCTCCTTCGCGCCCAGCTCCTCAATTTCTTCCGGGAGGATTTCGGCAACGTAAAAAGCGCCGGCCGCAAGAAGCACCTTTTGATATTCCGCGCGATTAAATGCTTTGTCCTGGTCGCTGTCACAGTCGTAGCGCACTCGCACGATTGCGTCCTTGATGGCCTGATATTGATGATTGAGCTCGCCGCTGCGAATGAACGCGGCAACGTCCTCCGGGCCGATGTGGAGCGTGTAGTGCTTTCTTTCGGGCGTGTTGACGAAGTGCGTCGCAACAGCCGTGCCGGGTAGCCCAACCGGCGAAGTGAAAATATCGTGGTAATAAAAGCCGTGCTCCGTGCCTTCGTCGTTGAAATTGAGCTGATTGGGAGAGCCGCAGTAATAGGCCGGCGTGTTAGAGACAAGGCGCTGCGGGTGGTGGATGTGACCGAAACAGGCCAGGTCTACGCCGGTGGCGTCGATGGTGGCGGGAAGGATTACAACGTCCTGGCCGGCCAGGAAGGTGCTGCCGTTATCAGCTTCGGCACCGCTGACCGTATAGTGGGCGACCAGAATAGACGGTATCGTCCTGTCGAGCTGCGTCGCCAGCCCCAGCACTACGTCGTTTATGAGCGCGGTCGCGTTTCGGTTCTCGGTTTCCTTATCAATGCCGGGGCAGAAGGTGCGAAGCCGGCCCTTATCAAAGCCGGGGACGCCCATGATCTGGACAGGGCCTCCGGTGGTCTGCAACGTCAGCACCTTCGGTGTCGTGATGATATGGAGGTTTCTGGCGTCCTTCGTAAGCTCCGCCAAAAGCTCAAAGGCGCGGGGGTTATCGTGATTTTCTGTTCCAAACAGCAGCACTACCGCGCTGCTCGCCTCGCAAAGAGGCCGGATGAAATGCGTCACGGCGTCGTTCACGTCCTCAAGGGCCGTATCAGCCCATACGCGAGAGCGGTTAAAAAGGTCGCCGGCGATGATTGCGAGGTCGGGCTTCTCTGCCTGGGCGGAGGCTACGATAGCCTCCATACACCGCAAGGTATCAAGCCTGCGGAGGTTTTGGCCGTCTTTCGTCGGCCCTGTCAGGTCGCCGAGGTGTGTATCGGCGGTATGTAAAACTTTCATAGGTTATCTCCTTTTTTAGCGCCAGCGTCTTGCGGGGTATGGGCCGATGTATCGAGAGAGGTTGTAGATGTATGCGCCGCAGCGGACGCATACATCGTTCTTTCCCCAATATCCGAGCTTCTTCATCCCTCGGACGCTGCCGGTGTAGTGAATAGATGGATGCTGGCCTTTCTGGCCTTCGGTGAGCCTCATGTACCTCAAACAGATTCCTCCTTTGCAAGCGCGGCCGCAAGCTCCTGGAGCATCTTGTCGATGGCTTCCGCGTCACAAACGAGTTCACGGGTGCTCGGGACACCTTTGACGCCGTTCCGCCTTGCGTCTATCCACATTTCGATGTGTTCGTCGATGTCCCACCCCGCCGCGTATTCCTTGACGTTCTGAATGAAGTCCTTGGAATCTACGCAAATATTGAAATCTTCTCCGGCCGGGGAAAACTTTGCAAGCTCGATTGTTCCGTCGTCATCCTCACGAACCGTCCATTCAAGGCGCTCACAGATGTCGGAGAGCTTCTTGTCAAGAGCCATATCAGCGTCCTCCGCGCTGCGCGGAACGCGCCTTATCCTGGCAGACCTGGCAGAGGGCGCGGCCGTAGATGCGCTTGCTATACGCAACGATGTCGCTTACCTTCCAGTTCTTCCCCGGGGGAGAGACGATTTTCCGGTGGCAGTCCGCGCAGATGTCGTCTTCTGTGCTTTGCGGTTCGCCCCAAGCGCCGCTTGCCGCGCCTTCGTCGCCCCATTCGCCGCCTTCGGGCTCGTCGGGGTCTTCTGCGGGGTCGTACTGGCCGGGCCCTTCGTCGGGATAGGCCGGAATCTGCTCCGCTTTCTGCGGCTGCTGCGGGGCTTCGAGCGCCTGCCGCTGTGCTGTGGGGAGGGGCGTTTCAAAGAGCATCCCCATAGACTGCAAGTAGTTGGCTGCTACGGCGTCTTTAATCTCCGGCGCGTCCAGGTTGGGGACGACGCGGGCAACGACAAAGGGCTTCTTGAGGTCTTCGTAGGCATACGTCCCGGCGAGGCCAAGGGCGGCTCTGATCGCTCGCATGAAGGCTTTACTCTCTGCCATCGCTGTGCGGTGCGGGAGGAAGCGCCGGTACTGCTGACCGTTTGCGCCGTCTTTCATGCCGGCGGCCTCCAGGGTGCAGTCAATTTCCTTCGTGGCCTGGAGGAGCCGGAAGCCGCCGGACGGCTCCGGTACTCTGATCGTGACCGTCACGGCCACGTCATGCACATGGGGGCAATTCCCGCAGGAGCGAGCCTTGCCTGTGGCTCTCGCCATTTCGATGCAACGGTCGCAAGCCTCGGTTCGCCCAGGGGTCGTGGAAACGATGCTGATGTTAGCTGCGGCGGCCAGCTTCATGCCGCCGACCTTCGTGATCGCATAGGCGCTGCTGGATTTCTCATAGTAGATGTCCTTGCTCGGGCCGTTGTTGGAGCTGTTCTGCCGGACGTCAAGCTGCACTTCCGAAACGGTGATACGCTGGAGGTTGCTGGCGACCTGCATGGTCGTGACCGGCACGAGGACGTTATATTTTTCGCGGTCGTACTTGTTGAGCTGCACGATAGCGTTGGTGGGGTTCATAGGTTATCCTCCTTCAAAAAGGTCTTGACGCGGGCTGCTGCCCGTGCTATATTGTGACCATAGGTTATTTTCCGAGCGAGCCGCTTCCTGCGCCAACAGGGGCGGCTTTTTCTATGCCTGCGTTCATCCCGACAAGCAGGATGTCCGAGATTGTTTCCTCCAGCTTCCGGAGGAAGGCGAGCGCATTGCCGAAGTCTTCGCGTTCGCTGTCGTCAATCACTCCATCGAAGGCAATCTCCTCCAACTGGTCGGCTACCTCTTGCGCGTCTTCGAGCATCCTGCTCACGCGAAGCGTTGCAAGCGGGAGCGGACGGTCTGTTGCTTTTCGGCCGATGCGCTGCCCTACGGGGCACCCGGCGCAATACTTCACCAGAATAGCGGGGTTCTTGTAGCTCTCCGAATAGAGAACAGCATCACCAGGTTCCATCAGAACCTCTCCGCGCTCATGGCGTCCGATTGTCTCCTGCGAATATGGTACTTTGGTCGTTGCTGTGCCTCTGCTGGCATATCCGGCCTTCAAACGTGCCTCGCGGAGATAATCGGGCGCGTTTTTTGTTGCCGTATCTGACATTCTGTGAGCCTCCTTTCCGTGGTATCATTTGTTTGTCAGCAAGGGGAATCGCCTCCGGCGGCCTTGCTGATGGCCTTCAAGACGCAGCGAGCCGCGTACTCAGCATTTTGGGTGAGCTGGCGTTGCCATGCACCATAGCGAGGCGACCAGCGGAAGCCGTTGGATTTAAGGACGCTGCGGGTCTCCTCGTCGGGCTTCTCGTCGAAGATGATTTGGAGCCGGTCGGCCTCCAGGTTGCGGACGATCTCGCCGCCGTCGAACTTCTCGTTTTCAGTGGGCTGGGCCTGCTGCGCCTGCCGCTTGTCTAACTCGGCCAGACGGTCGGCGACGCGCTTGATGTAGCCACGGCGGCTCTGCAGCTCGTAAGCCGGGAACGGGCAGCCATAAAGCGCAAGGGGCGTTCCGTCGCCTTTGGCGAATACGCCGGGTCTGGTAAGCCACGCTTTTTCCTTCGGGGTGATGCCGGGGCAGCCATCCAGCGTTTTGTTCTTGCGATAGAAGGCATTGGCAGCCTTTGCATCATCCAGAGATTTTTGATAGGCGGCAAGCTGCTCCGTAAGAATCTCCCGGGCGTGAGGGTCGGCCAAATCAACGGGGCCGGTGCCGACGGATTTGATTTTGCTCAAAATGCCTTTGATCTCGTCGTATTCTTTCCAGAGCGTATCCTCGCTGGCCATCTGCTTGTTATGCTTCTTCATGTTGTAGCCGCCTGCGCCGGAAATGAACTGGCTGGGGTAGCTGGCCTGATTGCGGTTGTGGGCGTTCGTCCACTCCGCGAGGCGCCGGGCATAGCGGTCGAGCAGCGCGTCGAGCTTGTCGTGGTAGAACGGACTGACTTCTGCTTTCTTTGAAGCTACCAATGCGGCGGCTTCGTCTACTGCGGCGCGGTAGCCATCTGTGGCGCTGCCGGGCTTGTAGTCACTCATGTGTACCATGGAGTGCGCGGTGCGGGCGGTTTCTTCGCTGATTTCGTAGTAATTCACTTGGTATCCTCCTTCGGTTCCGTGTTAGACATAAACGGGGTCTTTGCCTCGCTCCTTGTTCTCGCCGGCGAAGCAGTATCCGCAGAACTGCCAGATGCTATTTTCTCCGGCGTAGGTGATGCGCTTGAAGGTGGCGAAAACAGGACGCCACTTTCCGCTGTTGGGGTCTTCCCGATGGGAATAGGGCTCGCCGAGCTGAGTGCAATCGCTTCTCATGCAGGCCGGCGGGAGGCAGTTGACGGCGTTGTCAACAACGTCCTGGCTCACATAGTCGCCGACCTTGGCCTTGCCATAGTCGAAGGTGTCTTCCGTGTAGACCTCCTTATCGTCGGCCGGCGCTTCGCCGCAGTCGCATCGTTCGCCAGGGTCGAGGGCGCAGCCGCAACGGTCGCATTTATAATTCCACATTGTCTTTCTCCTTTCTCCGCCTCCGGCGTTCCGCTTCCTCTACCCAGGCCCGGAGACGGTACCCGAAATAGACCAGAATGACGGCCCAGATGGGGACGGTAATTTCTCCGCCGGGAAGCCCGGCGCGAGCTGCTGAAATGTCAATAGCCCAAAGAACGAGCCGGGCTGCTGCAAAAGCCGCAAGGGCCGTGAGGAACAGCCGGGGAAACTTACTCCGGCGCTTCCGCCTGCGTCGCTGCGTCTGTGCGCTGACGGTCATTTCTATCGTCTGCATAGCCGCTCCTCCTCAGGCTGTTTTCGCTGCCCGTGTCTGCCGGGCGGCGGCCTTCGCGGCGACCTCCTGCGTGTAGCAATAACGCTCATGGAAGTAGCTCTTTGCGATGCGGCCCGGAATGACGCAGTAGCCTCGGTCGCTCAATTCGCGGTTAAGGTCTGCGATGATCTTGTAGCTTTTACTCCGTGAGAGGCCGGTAATTGTCATAACGTCCTCCACAAAGTAGAAGATGTCCTTGACAGTTTTCATCTGACCGCCCCCGCTTCCGTCTGCGGATACGTCGCCATGAAGCGGCGAACGGTGGGGATAAGCTGATGGCCGGCGCATCTGCCGGTAGTGGTCTCGACGAGGGTGGTGTACTTGACGCCGGCCTTCTCGGCGAGCTCTTTGACGGTCATGCCCGTCTGGGCGGTAAAGACGCGGACTTCAATGCCAAACTCGGTCTTTGCCTTCCGTGGTGCGCTCATTTGGTTTTCCTCCTTACCTTATTTATTTGGCTTGTAAATACGATGAATAGATGGTAGAATGAGATAAATAAGAGGTGTTTCCGGCTCGTGGTCTCTTTCGTGACTGCCTGCGGAGTGAAGCCTCAAGGCGGTTCCCGACGCTCACGAGAACGCCTGCGGCCGTGATGGCCGCGACCATGATAACGAAGCCGCCGGGCATATCAGCCAGGCCGTCGGCCAGCAGCGCCGTCCCAAAAATGAGGATGAGCGCCAGGCCGTAGATTGCATCGAGAAGTTTCTTCATTGCTCTGTCTCCTTGCTCATACGGGCTGTCCGTAACTCAGAATCCGAAACGAGGCTGTCACCGCCGGGGAAACGGTAAATCGGTTCCGGGTCACCTTCGTTGAGAGGCTGGGCGCCAACAAGATAGGCGTCGCATCCTCTGGCGTGAATTTTGAGAGGCCAGCCGTATCGCTGGGAAAGTTCTTCGATGCAGCTCATTCTTCTGCTTCCTCCTCTGCGTCTTCGATGTCGCGTTCGGTGATACTTCCGTAGGTGTAGCCGTTGTCGTTGCGAAGGTAAATCGGGCGGTCATAATCGAACTGCTCGAGGATTTCAATAAGCTCGCCGACCGTCAAGGTCTGGCCGCACTGGTCGATTCCGTAGCCATTGCGTTTGCCTTCGATGTAGATAGGTCGCATGGTGATCTCCTTCCTATTCGTACTTTTCCAGCCGCTCGAGCAGGGCGTTCGCATTATTGCGCTTGGTCGTTGCAGCTTTAATGACGTTGAGGCCGTGCTTGACGGCAATGTCGTTGGGGGTGTCCGCCAGCGTAGCGAGTGTAGCGGCTGCCGACATGATTTGAGCCGTGGCGTCTTCCTCCGCCTGATTGACGAGCATCCAAAGGTCTTGATAGAGGTCAGCCGGAAGCTGCTTTTGCAAGGCCCGCTTTAGGTCGTTGTCGAGTTGGGCTGTGGCGGCGCGGGCGTCGGTGCATTCCTTTTTACTGGCCTCAAGCTCACGCGTGAGCTCGGAAACCTTTTTCTCGGAATCCTGCCAACGAGCATACATACTAAAAGCTGCGTCATACTCGATGTTGTCCTCCGCGTCTTGAAGGCATCCTTCAAAGGCTGTTGCGAGGTAGCTGTTCGGGCCGAGGGTGGCAACGATAGCGCGGATGCTTTCAAGAGCCTTGCGTTCCTGCTCCTTGCTTGCCGGAACATTCTCGGAGACGAGCTTGACCTCGGTGATGGTACCGGTGCTGTGCCGGTAGCACTCGCGGAAGTCTTTGCGGGCCTGCTTTTCATCTGGAGCGGTGAAACGGTCGGAACCGGTCGTGCCGTTCTCTCGGGTGAAGAAGATTTCGTAGGTGTTCATATAGGTTATTTCCTCCGTTTTACGTTCCCTGTGTTTTTGCCGTATTTCTTGGGTGTAGCCTAATTATCGCTGTTATCAGCGAAGAAGTCAAGTGAAAATTCGCTGTTTTCATCGGATTTGGGGAAGTTTGTTGACTTCGCTGGATATTGCTCGCTGTTTTTGTTGACTTTGTTCCAAAAAGAAGGGGTGCTTTTATGAATTTTGCCGAACGTCTATCCGGTTTGATGGCTGAACGAGGGTTGAGTAAGCTCGCCTTGGCTAAAAAAATCGGTGTTTCCGACCGCGTGGTTGGCGCCTGGGTGAATGGAGAAAACGGTGCTACCCTCGAAAAGGCCGTTGGCCTCGCTGATTTCTTCGATGTCTCGCTTGACTATTTGGCTGGGCGTTCTGATGTCCGGGAAATGAGCATAAAAAAAGAGCCCGCACCGGAAATTTCCGAGAACGGGCAAGAACTTCTTGAAATATATAATCAGCTCCCCGAAAGGGAGCAGCTTCTACTCCTGGGCCGCTTGCAGGAGCGGTACGCACCTGTGCTTGATACCGCTTCTGCGGAGCCCCCCGCGCACAATGCGGAGGCCGTATAATCTACGTCGATTTCGGAAGGAGATAGGCCGTGGAAAAGATAGAATGGAACGGAGAATACTACGCGAACTTCTTCGAGGCCAAAGGCGAAGGCCCTGGCGGGCAAAAGCTGCGGTCTTGGGATGATGCGCGGAAGTATGGCTTTCTCTCTGCAGGCGGTGGGCGTTGCTATTGGCATCCGCTTTTGCTGCTTTCTCCTGGCGACCGCGTCTGGGTAAATATGCCCGGGTGCGGCTTCGTCGGCTGCTGCATCGTCAATGCGTCAGCCGCGCCGGCTGCGTCGGTGAAAATCAGTGGAACGCCGTTCTTTTCGCTGCCGCTGTCCGGGGAATACTGCCGGTCAAGAGACGGTGAAGAAGGAGAATACGTTGTCCTGGTTGAATGGATAAAGGCTGTCGCGGCGGATGAAGCTGTTTCTTGGAATGGAAGGTACGGAAAACAACATACGGTCTGTCGGCCAAGGCAGGCAAACTGGCCGGATACGATTGACCGTCTTAGGAAGCTCTGGGGCATAGAATAGTAGTCAAAAATTGTCCAGTATTTTGATAAGCAAATGCCGGTTAAAAATTGACTGTTATTTTGAAAATACCGGTTAATTTTTCCGGTGAAAAATTGTCGGTTAAAATTTGCCGGTTAATTTTTGTCCCCATAAATAAACTGAGTGTTTATATAAACTGTTCTGTATATAAACTGATAGAAAACTTGTGATGATAGTGGTGGCTGGCCCGGGCTGGCCGGAGGTGAAAAAAGTGGAAAAAATCATTGACCTTGACGAACGCCGCTTTGCCCTTGGTGCAGAGCACCGCGTAGGCCGTGCCCATTGCCGGAGCTGCGGGGCCGATGAAAATGTCAGCGATATGGTCTCCGGGCTCTGCCCGGCCTGCGCCTATGTCCGCACGAAGGCCCTGGCTGATATGCAGCGCCAGTACGCTGCGGCCGTTGATGCAGGCGAACCGGACGCCGCTGCGAGGGTGGCCGAGATTATCGCCGCGTATGAGCAGAAGGAGCGCGTTCAGCTTCGCGGCGCCTTCCACGGGAATCTGCGCGGCTCACAGTATCCGGGGAAATAAAAAAACGCCTCCCCACGGAGGGGAGGCGTTTGCTTTTATCTGGCCGGGGTCTGGCTGGAAAGGGGAATGAACTCGAGGTTGAGTTTCATCCCCATGCCGGCGGCGAGCCGCTTGAGGGTGCGCAGAGACGGGTTTCCGGTTCCGTTCTCCAGTCGGCTGATGTCGGCCTGATGGATGCCGGTCGCCTGCGCAAGCTGCGCTTGTGTAAAGTCGTTTTCCTCGCGGCCTTCGATGATGGCACGGATGATCTGGAACTCAGGCTCCAGGGCGTCCCATTCGGCCTTGAACTCGGGGTCTTCCATTTTCTTCGCAATAGCATCGTTGAGCGTAAGCATTATTTTAGAGCCTCCCTTCGCTCGTAGTCTGCCCGGTATTTCTTCGCCAATTCGATTTCGCTGGGCGGGGTCTTTGGTGTCTTCTTTGTGAAGCCGTTTGTAAGGATAATCTTTTTCCCAATCGCAAAGAAATATAACACGCGGGAGATATTTCCTTCCTGCTGGGCTCGGATTTGGAAAATGCCGTCTTTCAGAAACTCTGAATATGGCAACCGCAGCCGGGTTCCGTCTATCTCCAGCATGGAGGCTATTTTATATATCTTGGCCTGCATCTTCGGGGATAGGGTTTCGATGAAATCGTATGCCGGCTTTGTGCCGTCTTCCGTTTCGTAGAATATGACTTCGTATTTGTCCATATATCCACCGCACTTTCTTTCTCTACGGCTATTATATGTGATTTATCCCATAATGTCAATGCTCTTTTGGCTTATTTTTTTGATGCTGCTCGGGCGGCGGGAAGGAGGCTATGATGCCTGCGTATAAAGACAAGGAGCGAGGCACCTGGTACGCCTCGTTCTATTACACTGATTGGCGCGGAGACCGTAAGCTCAAGAAAAAGCGCGGGTTTCCCCGGAAGAAGGATGCAGAGGAATACGAGCGCGAGTTTCTGCGGAAAGAGGCGCAGAGCTGCGATATGACCTTCGACTCCATGACGAAACTGTATATGGACGATATGCGGCCTCGCCTGCGGGAAAGTACCATGCGCAGCAAAGAATACCTGATTGAGGGGAAAATACTGCCCTTCTTCGGATCTCTGCCGCTCAACGCCATAACGCCGGCGCACGTCCGTAAATGGCAGGCTGAAATACTCAAGGAAAATCCTGCGCCCACCTACGCGAAGTCAATCCATAATCAGCTCTCCGCAATTTTCAATTATGCGGTGAAGTATTACCGGCTCCCGGAAAATCCGGCACGGGTGGCCGGCGCCGTCGGCAAAAAGAAGGCAAGCGAAATGAAGTTCTGGACGGTGGAGGAGTTCAACAAGTTCCTGCCGTGTGTTCCGCGCCTTCCGGCCCGAGTTGGCTTTTCGGTGATGTTCTGGACGGGGCTGCGGATAGGGGAGCTTCTGGCGCTCACGCCGGCCGACATAGACCTCGACGCGAAGACGCTGTCCGTCACCAAGACCTTTCAGAACATCGACGGCCGCGAGGTCGTGACTGAGCCGAAGACGCCCAAGAGCCGCCGCACGATAGATATGCCGCCGAAGCTGGCCGAAATGCTCAAGGGGTATATGGCTGCGCTCTATAATCTGGCGCCGGATGATCGCCTGTTCCCGTTTACGAAGTCCTACTTTCATCACCAGATGCGGAAAGGGTGTGAGGCCTGCGGCCTTGAAAAAATCCGGCTGCATGATCTCCGGCACTCCCACGCTTCGCTGCTGATAAACCTCGGCTATCCCGTGCTGGTGGTGTCCGAACGCTTGGGGCATGAGGACGTCGAAACGACGCTTCAAACCTACGGGCATTTGTATAAGACGACGACCTCCGAAGCGGTCAAAAAACTCGATGATTTGATGTTGTAATGCCACTGTAATGCCACGAGAATGAAAAAAATCCCCGGAGCCCTGTGTTTCCAAGGGCTCCGGGGATTTCGGATATTATTCCCACTCCACGGTGGCAGGGGGCTTGGAGGTGATGTCGTAGCAGATGCGGTTGATGTGCTTCACCTCGCCCACGATGCGGTTGGACACCTTGTCCAGCAGCTCATAGGGCAGGCGGGACCAGGTAGCGGTCATGAAGTCCTGGGACTGCACGGCGCGCAGGGCCAGGGTATAGTCATACGTCCGCTCGTCGCCCATGACGCCCACGCTGCGCAGGTCGGTCAGCACGGCGAAGAACTGGCTGGTGGTGCGGTCAAGACCCGCCAGCTTCATCTCCTCACGGAAGATGGCGTCGGCATCCCGCAGGATGGCCAGCTTCTCCTCGGTGATGTCGCCGATGACGCGGATGGCCAGGCCGGGACCGGGGAAGGGCTGGCGCCACACCAGCTCGTCAGGCAGGCCCAACTCGGTACCCAGCTGGCGCACCTCATCCTTGAACAGGCGGCGCAGAGGCTCCACGATCTCCTTGAAGTCCACGCAGTCGGGCAGGCCGCCCACGTTGTGGTGGCTCTTGATGACGGCGCTCTCGCCGCCCAGGCCGGACTCCACCACATCGGGATAGATGGTGCCCTGGGCCAGGAAGTCCACAGCGCCGATCTTCTTGGCCTCCTCCTCGAACACGCGGATGAACTCCTCGCC